TTTTGGTTCGTTGGGCGCAGCGTAGAGAAATATCAGAAATCGTGAATGAGGCTAAGAAGCTTTGCAAAGAAGTACTGATTAAGCCCTTTGAAGGGCTGGCAAAGCGTTTGCCTGACGGACGTGTAACGGCTTATCCCGACCCCGGAACCCGTGGTCATCCTTGGACAATCGGCTGGGGTGCAACCGGCCCTGACATTAATCCCGGCACAGTCTGGACGATGCAGCAGTGTGAAGATGCGCTGGACCACCACGTTGAATACTTTGTCAGGGGGCTTTTTAAGATGTCTCCCAAACTTCAAACTGCTTTACCAAGACGCATTGCCGCCGTGACAAGCTGGGCTTACAATTGTGGCTTAGGAAACTATCGGGTTTCCACGTTCAAGAAACGTATTGATGCGGGGGACTGGGATGGTGCAGCCGATCAGTGCTTATTGTGGAATAAAGCTGCCGGTAGAGTCCTCCCCGGCCTTACACGCCGACGTGCGGCTGAAGCTGCATTGATGAGGTGAGCGATGCCACTCAAAAAGATATTATTAAAGCCGGGGGTTAATAAAGAAAACACTCGGTATACCAACGAGAACGGTTGGTATGTATCTGACAAAGTGCGGTTTCGCCAAGGCACCCCTGAAAAGATTGGCGGATGGTCACGTATATCCCCCTATACTTTCCAAGGCGTATGTCGTTCTTTATGGAACTGGGTCACGCTAGGGTTTGAAAACCTTATGGGGGTTGGGACCAACCTCAAATATTATGTGGAGCGTGGGGGGTACTACAACGACATCACGCCAATTCGCGCAACTTCAACCATTAATAACAATCCGTTTGCACTTACTGCATCTACTACGGTAACAGTTACTGACACAGCACACGGAGCCATAACAGGCGATTTTGTTACATTTAGTGGCGCTGTGGATATTGGTGGAGTTGGTACAAACGTTACCGCGTCGGTGCTTAATCAAGAGTTTCAAATTACTCGTGTTGACGCTAACACCTACACCATCACTATTTCTGTTACGCCTAATGCTACAGCTATAGCTGCTTCCCCCGGTGGTGGAGCTTCAGTTGTTGCGGCATATCAAGTCAACACTGGCCCTGCGTATCAATTACCGCTAACGGGTTGGGGTGGTGGAGGTTGGGGGCTTGGAACTTGGGGTTTTGGTAGCGGGGCAACCGACTCTTTGCGCTTATGGTCTGCCAGTAATTGGGGCGAGGATTTAATTTTTGGACCTCGTGGTGGTGGGCTGTATTACTGGGATGCAGGGAATCTTGCTACTAATCCTGTTGGACGAGGCGTTAATGTCAATACGCTAGGGGGTACTGTAACCCTAACCATTGCAACACCCTGTGTTATCACGCTGTCAAATATTTTGGCAGAAGGCACGGCAATTAAACTTGCCACAACGGGCGCACTACCTACTGGGCTTACTGCGGGTACGACGTACTATTTACGTAATGTCGATGGTGCTACGGCTAATCTTTCAGCTACGGTAGCTGGGGCGTTAATAAATACATCAGGGTCACAGTCGGGCACTCAAAGTATTTCTGAGCTTGTTGATGTTCCCACTTTGCAAAACTATATTCTTGTATCGGACACTTCTAGATTTGTGCTGGTATTTGGTACAACAGAGTACGGCGGCACAACGCTTGACCCTATGCTTATTCGGTGGTCAAACCAAGAATCGGTTGTTGATTGGGTGCCGTCTTCGTTAAATCAAGCAGGGTTTGTACGGTTGTCCCACGGCTCGGAAATCGTCACTGCTTTACAGGCTCGCCAAGAAGTTGTGGTGTGGACTGATTCTTCGCTTTATTCGCTTCAGTATGTTGGTGCGCCCCTTGTTTGGACTTCCCAATTGCTTGGGGACAATATATCAATTGCAGGGCAAAATGCTGCGGCAATTGCTTCTGGTATTGTGTTTTGGATGGGCGTAGATAAATTCTATCGCTACGACGGTCGAGTGCAAACACTTCGTTGTGATCTTCGTCGGCATGTATTTAGTAACATTAACTTTAATCAAAACCAACAAATTTTTGCTGGAACTAACGAAGGTTTTAATGAAGTTTGGTGGTTTTACTGTTCGGCTGACGCTACGGCAGTTGATTCTTATGTTGTTTACAACTACGCCGAAGATATTTGGTATTACGGCTCATTAGCGCGTACGGCTTGGATTGATTCTGGGTTAAGAGATTACCCTGTTGCGGCTACGTACAGCTACAACCTTGTCAACCATGAGCAAGGAATTGATGACAACGAAACCGGTACGACGTTGCCTATTGAGGCTTATATCGAGTCGGCTGAATTTGACATCGACGATGGCGAGAAGTTTGGGTTTATCTGGCGTATGGTGCCGGATCTGACATTCCAAGGATCAACCGCAGGTACCCCACAAGTTACGATGACCATGTACGGCATGAACGGATCAGGGTCTGGGTTTAACACCGAAGCAGCTAAAGCAGTTGCTCGTACATCCACGATCACGATTGAACAGTTCACCAATATTGTCTACACCCGCATCCGTGGGCGGCAAATGATTATGAAGATTTCATCGGACGGGCTTGGTACAACTTGGCAGCTTGGCGCACCCCGTATTGACATTCGTCCTGATGGACGTAGATAGATGTACAATAAACAAAACAGCATGTACAATAAAACCTTCATTATTTTGGAGGTTGCTATGGGGCGTTTTGTTAATCGCGTAGGGCAAATTTTTGGGCGTTTACAAGTGCTGTCTAGAGCAGGCACAGACCACAACAAAAAAGTGCTTTGGCGATGTGTTTGTTCTTGTGGTAAAGAAGTTTTAGTGCCTTCAGGCAGTTTAGTTACTAAAAACACCACCTCTTGTGGATGCTATTTAAAAGAACGTATTACTAAACATGGGGGGTATGGTAAATCTTCCTACAACACTTGGCGGTCTATGATCCGTCGTTGTACTGTACCTACGGATAAAGATTACCCTCGATGGGGGGGTCTAGGAATTACTGTGTGTTCTAGATGGTTAAAATATTCTAATTTTGCCGCAGATATGGGGGAACCTGAAGGTGCCCAAACTTTAGATCGAATTAATCCTTATGGTAACTACCAACCAGATAACTGTCGTTGGGTACTGCCAACTATTCAAGCGCGTAATATTCGGATACCAAAGACTAATAAAGCTGGTGTAATTGGAGTTATTAACGTATATGCTGATAAATGGATGGCTTCAATAACTGCAAATAAAAAAAGATACTACGCTCCTGTTCGTAATTCAGTCGCAGAAGCTGCGGCGGATCGTAAAAATCTTGAGTGTTTGTATTGGGGGAAAGAGTGAGTTTTATTCAACATCCTGCTGCACCTAACTTGCCGCTGGCACCGGGGCAGTACGACTCACGCTATCAAGAGCAGTTTAATAACGTCTTGCGCTTGTACTTTAACAGGCTCAATAACAACTTACTTTCATTGTTTGGGCCTGATGGGGGGCGGTTTTTAACTAACCCGTTTGGTGCGTGGTCAAGCGATTCTGATCAAGTAGCTGTTAGTACAACCGCAGCATATGCGATAACGTTTGATGTTGCTGATATTGTGGACAGCGTGTATCTAGTTAGTGGGTCTAGAATGACTGTTACGTATCCTGGGGTTTACAACTTACAATTTAGTATTCAGTTTGCTAATACAGATACTCAGATTCATGATGTTGATGTTTGGGCGGCGATTAACGGCACTAACCTTGATAATAGCAATTCAAAGTTTTCGGTTCCTAACAGTCATGGTGGTACAGACGGGCATCTTATTGCAGCGTTAAATTTGTTTCTGCCTATGCAAGCGAGTGACTACGTAGAACTTTACTGGCATACTGACGATACTAATGTGTTGATTGAGCACCTCCCTGCTGCCTCTTCGCCTACTCGCCCTGCAACACCGTCTGTTATTGCTACGATGTCTTTCGTATCTGCGTTACCTGACTAAATGAGCACTTCTACTAAAACCCTGACTCCTGAGCAGCAAGCTGCCCTTGCTAAACTGCAAAGTTTTCAGCAGCAGAAAGCGCTTGATGAGTATTTGTCAGGCCGAGCTACGCAATACGGTGCTACACCCAAGGGTGCAAAGTCTGACACGGGCTGGACTGCGGGGGAAGCGTTGGTTAATCCATTTGCGGGGTTAAAAGATTTTGGTAAGAAGAACGTTGATATTTATGGTACTGGGGAAGAATTAAGTAACGTAGTAGGGCAGGAAGAAAGAGCAAAGACCGCTAGCGATCTGATGCGGGAA